TTGAAGCAGCTCTGGAAGTGACAAAATCCGGGATTCCTCGAGCATATTCTTCACGAACTAATTTACGCAGTTGACCTACAGTCAACTTTGAAATTACTTGTTGTTCGGGTTTTTTCATTGCTGCCTTAAATTAACATTTTCAATTATTAATGAAGACATTTCTTGTTTAATAATATTTCGATTTTTTTGTTGTTGAAGCTTTGTTAATTTCATTATGATACTCCGATGGATAATTATTCAGCGCAAATTAAATATTCAACATTTACTCCACGAACAATTCACGCAGGTGACACATCCTTCTTTATAAACAAGACCATCTACTCCACAAGATCCGCAAGTCTTATCAGATTGTGATTTTGTTCCATCTGGAATGTAGGACTTCAATACTCGAGCGATTGCTTTAGAAAATGATTGCAATCCGCTGTGCTTATCTTTCTGAAGCTGTTCAACCATGTATTGTACTGGTACACCATGTCGCAGTGCCAATGACAAAGTTCTTGTCATAGATCCATGATTCGGATTTGAAAACAACTCTACGACGTCCTTGAATAACAGTTGATCATCATCTCCAATTGGAATCTGAAGATTATAGGTTGCTACCCCATCCTTCTTACCATTCTTGATCAATGTACCTGTCTTGGCCTTCTTTGGAACCTCTACGTGGTGTGATAAACCGCAGAAGATCTCGTATGGCATTCCTTCAAGCTTACCAACCAACACCAGGTAGCTCTCGTTTTCACCAGATGACCTCACGTTAATTCTGTGAATATCACAGGTTAACTCCTTGGGTCGCTTTGGTGCGTGACTTTCTACCATGGCCTCAGGTTGACCATCAATGTCTACCTTCTTCTCTTCAAGCTTGGTCTCGGCCACAAGAACACCGGTACGGCAACCATCACGGTAGATGGTGACACCCTTGCAGCCAGTCTCCCAACCCTTCATGTAGATATCCTTGACAACATCTACAGAGGTTGAGTTAGGAATGTTTGTTGTGTTGGAGATAGAATGGCAGATCCACTTTTGCGCAGCGGCCTGGAGATCTACCTTGGCAACCCAATCGATCTCGTTGGCGGTTCCACCGTGGTATGGAGATTCAGCAACGTTCTCCTCGGTCTTGTGATTGACCTCCATCCACTTCTTGAATGCATGGTGGTAGACCATGAACTCCTGCCATTTATCGCCGAGTGGATCCACGAAGTCGACCTTTACATTTGGATCATCACCGTTGACCTTCTTACGACGTTTGTAGAACAACATGAATGCCGGTTCGATGCCGGATGTGGTCTGGGTAAGAACAGAGACTGATCCGGCAGGGGCTGTTGTCGTAAGAGCAATGTTTCTACGACCGAACTTCTTGTAATCAGCCGCCAGTTCTGGATTTGCTTCTAGGATCTGCTTGATGAAGGGATGGTTTCCTTCGAGCTTGTGCGAGAAGACCGGGAATGAACCACGTTCCTCGGCCATCTTGATTGTTGACTTGTAGGCAGATAGGGCCAAGGCCTTGTAAAGAGACTCAGTCATCTCAATGGATTTCTTAGAACCATAGACGAATCCCATAGCTGCAAGGGCATCCCCAAGAGCTGTGATGCCTAGACCTGTACGACGGCCACCTAGCGCGGCAGACTTAATTTTGTTCCAGAGGTCTAACTCTGGTCTCTTGACGTCATCTGGCTCTGGATCATTCTGGATCTTTGCAATGATCTTGTCTACGGCCTCGATCTCAAGATCAATGAGGTCATCCATGAGCCGTTGGGCCTTGACCACCGTGTCCTTCAATCTTTCATTGTCGTATGCGGCGGCAGACGTGAAAGGATTCTTTACGAACTTGTAGAGGTTCACAAGCAACAGTCTGCAAGAGTCATAAGGACTTAGTACAATTTCACCACATGGATTTGTTGATGTAGAACGATAGTCTGGGTATGCTTCCGTTGGGGTACGCTTCTTGACAGTGTCCCAGAAGAGCAGACCTGGTTCAGCAGATGTCCAGGCTGCTTCAATGATCTCGTGCCAAAGTTGCTTAGCATCAGCATGTTCTTCCACGGTGTGCTTCGCGTCCTTCTCGACCGGGAACCGAAGGTGTACCTTGTCACCATCCTTCACAGCCTGCATGAACTCATCAGTGAGTCTGATGGAGATGTTTGCGCCAGTAACCTTCTTGAGGTCACGTTTGATGTTAATAAATGTTCGGATTTCAGGATGGTGAACATCAATCGTCAACATCAAAGCGCCGCGGCGGCCACCCTGGGCAACCTCGCGGCAGGTATTGGAGAACCTCTCCATGAAAACACCAATACCATCTGTGGTACGAGCGGCGTTGGCTGTGACAATGCCCTTGGGACGGATAGTGGAGATATCGAATCCAACCCCACCACGGCGCTTCATGATCTGAGCCTGTTCCTGGTCTGCCTTAAGGATACCTGCGTAGGAATCGTACGGAGACTGGATGACGAAGCAATTTGAAAGAGACTGGTACTGGAAATCATTTCCAATAGCTGACATTGGAGACCCTTGTGGAACTACTGCACCAAAGCCGCGAGATTCTCTTGCTAGTTCTTCAATGGACATTGTCTCAATTTTTGAGGCATCGATATGATCGACATCCGCAAGAAGACAGAAGATCTCTTTTTCTGTCATTGGATTTGGATGCTTCGCTTCGATCCTAGCAAATTCATGAGCCAATCGACGTTGCATGTCGGAAGGAGTTAATTCCAGCAGGTCACCCTTTGGAGTCCTAAGAGCATATTTTGAAACAAATACAGAAGCCGCAAGTTCATCACCATTAAAATAGTTGAGGGACGCTGCGTATGCTTCATCTCGCGTGTGTGATTTCATTTTTATCTCCAGAAGATTAGATAACTATAACTCAATGTCCAACGGCTGATACTACCTTCGTATCATTGTTTGTATGTTCTTTCTGACCATTGGAAAATTCATTTCTTAATTCTTTCCACTTAGCTCTTAAAGCTTTCTTTTGTGCTTCATCATCAGATACCGTGACGGATTCAGGTGAATCTGCTGCACCAACAATTTCAAATTGACTTCTTGCAGTATTGATCTTAGCTGGAAATACGAGACCATCTCTGCCTGCACGATTCTTTGCAACATACAACCTACCCCATCCAGATGCTTTCTCATGCGACCTTCTAGATACAGAGATGATGAAGTCGCAGATCATTGCCTTACCGTATGCTTCTGACATGTTTGTCATGTCAATAATTTCTGCATTTGCACCTTCCTTGTTGGATTGTGATGCAGTCCAAACAGGAATACCATATTCCATCGCAAATCCTCTAAGCTCTTCATATACGAGCTTTAATTCATGACGTAGAGAATCAAACTGTCGAGTCGATCTCATAATGTCTGCATAATCGATGATGATGATGTCTGGTTTAAATCCTTTGAGATCCAATCGTTCTACGTGAGATCGTATAGTGAAGATGGATGCCGTATTCGTAGGATATTCTTTAATGAATAAACGGCCGAGGTGCTTGTTGTCGTCATAGAACTTTTTCACCTCATCCTTACGATCCATGACCTCATTGGAATCTATATCACAAAGATTAGAATCATAACGAATGCCTACTGCCGTTTCAGACAACTCGAAGGTATAATGAAGAACATTTCTACCATTCCTCAATGCGTTGGCGCCAATCATTGTAAGGAAGTGAGATTTACCTGAACCTGATCCACCAACTACGCATAGTAATTCGCCTTTGCCAGATCCTCCATTCAACAGCTCTTTCTTGTCCAATTCTGGAATGCCTGTTGGAATAGTATCTCTTTTTAGATGAGTAAACCGTGCGTCCATCTCATTAAAAAAGTCATGACCTACGGATGGTGCAGTTCCAACTTGGACGGCCTTCTTAATTGACTCTACAATAGATTCATATTTATCGGCCTGCATTTGATCAACTGCATTCTCAAGAGCAGCCTTAAGAGCTTGCTTTCGACAAAAATCGAGAGATTTTTCGCGAACAAATTGCAAATCTCCAGCATCTGGATTTGCCTTCATACGCTGAAGATATTCAATAATCTGATCTCGCAGAATTGTGTCAGTTCCGACCTTCAGGTCTTCTCTAATGATCGTTACAAGAAGTTGTAACGTTGGAAATACTTTGTATTTTTTAGAATAAGAAAAATATCTGTCGGCAAGAAACTGTAGATACTTGAGTTCAAAGTATGAAGAATCAAACACTTCCATCATTTGTTCTGCAAATTTCCAATCAATCAACAATGCCTGCATGATTTTTTCTTGGAATGATTTACCATAGGTACCGAATGTTACCTTGGATGTTGTTTTATTTTCGTAATCAGACATTTCAATCTCCGGTGTGATGAGTTGCAGTCACACATTTTAGATCGTAAAAGAATCCCTCGATATCAAAGCCTTCAATTCCTTCTTTGATTAACACTCGAATTAACCCCATCCTATCTGTCTTTGGTTCAAATGTATCGACGACATATCTCACTTTTGAAACTTGATCCCCAGACAACATACTACCATCAAGATGTACCAATCTCCAATTCCTTTTGACGTCTTCAACACTGTCCATAATGCGACGATAAATAATGGACTCGTCAACATGCGATTGACAATAATCAATGACGTCTTGCAGAATCACCATCTGGTCGCCACCTAGGATTGGAATCTTTGCTGCAACTTTTTTAAAACCGACGCCCTTTACTCCAGGAACGTTATCTCCTGAATCTCCGCATATCGCCTTGGCAATTGCGAAGTTGTGGGTACGAATCCTAAACTCATCAAAGATATCTTCTGCAGTCACTATCTTCTTCTTATGAAGACTATAGATTCTTGTCTTATCGTTGAGGAGTTGATACATGTCTTTATCAGAAGACACTATGATCTTATCTTGGTTCCTAAAAGGACCATTGCAGAGATGAGCAACAGTATCATCACCCTCACAATCAGAGACATATACCTGGCATACTGGAACAAACTTTAACATCCCGAGGAGGGTTATCAACTGATGCTTCTTGTTCTCTTCAGAATCTGGTATATCATCGCCGTAAAATCGATTCAACTTCTCAGGTTTTCTACCCATTTTATATTCTGAATATAACTTCCTGCGACGTTGAGACCCTCCACCCTCCCAGACGATGTAAATCTTGCAAGGCTGAATCTCTCTTGTGATTCGTTGCATAGACTTAAGGAATCCAATACAACCACCCATCTGCTCACCATTTTTGTTCATGGTGGGATA